ATTCTGCAATATAGCCGCGTTTCTCTTGGTGTAATATTGCCTACTGAGCAAAGTTTTGTTGAAGTCTCTATATAATCGCCAATCACATATTTTTCCGTTAGGGTCGAAAGCCATTTTAGAGCAAAAATCCAAATCCCACCAATCTTTTATTTAAACGCTCTTAATGCATTAACCTAAGCCAATAGTTGCTTCACTATTTTTATCTTAACTAGATTTGTTAAGTATAATTTATTACAAAGTAGGAGCCAAACTTTTATCAACCCAGGTGCAAACATCGTCTCCAGAAGCTATAGTGAAACACTCTTTGTTTAACCAGGGAGAATCTATTCCAGCTTATTCCATATACCACCAAGTATAACACAAGGAACGCAAAGTGTTTCCTAACGTTGTTTTCGTGGGATGACCGCTGAAAGTAGTTCCTTACACTCTATAATAAACATAATCTTGCTGAGGATAATTAGAATAACGCCCAAAATCTCACAACCATTTAGACAAAACATCTTTAGGCCACTGCTTGCCCCCGATTCCAGGTATGTTTTAAAATAATAATAAATCGTTGCGGCAAGCATTTTAAACTATATTGTTAGCCCAAAATTCAGGTATGATGCCGTTGAGATAAGGCACTCACTATTCAGCGCCACTGAACAAATCAAATAAAAATGGTTTCATCATCTTCCAAAATTTTAAATCAACACAATCTTATAATTCAGAAAATTATGATGAATCATAGGAAGATCCATCCATAGAAATGCAATTATAACTACTCTTAACGTTACTTTAAAGTAAAGTTTCAAGTTAGATTTTTTAATAGCCTTGTATAAAACCGGGAATGCATTTTTTCAAGGGAGCCCAAAGCAATGATTGAACAGCCGTTAACAATCCGCATCCTTAATCACTTGGCACACAAACATTCCTAGATCTGCTAGGTTGCCCAATTAAAAATCCATTCTCATCAATATCTAGCCTTTCTGTTGTTTAAACTTCTCCGCTCTTAATTAATTGCATGAATGTCCCGATCAAATCAGTACTTTAATCTCAAAATTGTTTCATTATAGTGTTTGCATATTTAGATCGTTTAGCGGAGGTGAAATCTTATCTTTCGAGTGCCCATTTAACAGGGTCAAATAACTGACTAGAATCGAAATGTTTATGCATCTCACCAGCCAGCCACGCAAAAAATCTGCTAGTCATAGATTTAAAAGACTTCAAATCTCGCTAATCTATGGATAATCGCCCGGAAAATTAGCGTCCAAAAGTCCCATATATAGCATTCTGCACACATTTTGAACTCCATTCAAATTCCAATAAATTATTATATCCACGGATTATATCATATCCTGATTTAGAAACGCTAACACCATTTTCTAACTGAGCCAAGCCGTTTTTTGATCCGCGAACTGGTGTTTTGTGTTTTAAAACCCATTTTCGAACCAATGCCACTAATTCAATCCATTCGTCTCGATGAATTTCTTTGAAAATTTGAATATTAGGCAACCGGATTATTTCTAATGGAATTTTTTTGTGCATAATAATAAGTGATAACAGTGTTATCACTATGCACAGTTTTCACTTTTGGTTGTTTTTATTATTTTACTTTTCTAAACAAATCCATTTAATGTGAATAGATGGAATTATCAATTTAATTCACATTAGGGAGCAATCAAATCTTCTCTAGTACTACTTCGCTTGTGTCTTTCGGGCATAAGTTCCCTGCGACTCAAATCTATTTAGAAAAGTTTTGAAGACATTTATCAAGCAATCAAATTTTCTCGAGAACTGATTTCCTCTTATCTTTTGGGCATGAATTCCCTGCGACTCAAATCTATCTAGAAAATTAATTATTAGACAACCCGATTTTCTCATCTCTAGTCCAAACAAAACCTCTAAGAGACAAAGATAGTTTGGATGTGTTTCTATTTTGGTCGAATTTAGAAACAGAGAATTAATTCTCTACTTTAAATAGATAATAATTTCTCCCGTAATTCAAAGCACAAGAAATAACTTTTTATCCGCTTACTCAACACAACCACTCTTTGAACATTTGAGGATTCGTTGCGATTTTGCGATCTTGATCATCTACCAAAAGATCGTTAAACAATAATATATCTTCTTCGAGTACCATTTTGTCTTTATGAAAATTCAAGTGAGCTTAAAAAGTTTACGTTTTCTCAGCACCCGTTAAAGCTTTTATAGTTGAAACAATCCAGTTAGATTATATGGACTTATAAAAACCGAAACTAACAGGAGGAACCCAAATAGGTGCAATTTCGAATTCAGAAGCGAGGCTAACATGCGAAAAATGATAATACCAACCGTAATTAATCATTCTTTAAGGATTAACCACTTCTACAAGATCATGCGAGTAAACT